ATTCCCTGATGTGTCGATACGTGTACTATCGAGCAATGGAAAGAGCTGGTTTGGAGCGCGAATTCAACGATGACGTGTCCATGATTTCATATGGTGATGATAATGTGCTCAACATTCGAAAGGAGGTGGTACCATACTTCAATCAATTGATCATGTCGGACATCTTTCCAGAAATTGGCATGACATACACCGACGCGGACAAGAAAACGATAGTCGAACCGACTTCAACCCTGACTGAGGTGAGTTTCCTGAAGCGCGGTTTTCGCTGGGCTGATTCCTTGTGGGTCGGGCCTCTTGAGCGGAAATCAATCAATAATCGAATGGAATGGCAAAAGAAAGGATCGGACACGGAAACACTGGTGGAAAATGCAAAGATGGCCATTGCCGAGTGGGCTTTGCATTCTGAGGAGGAATATGAATTTTGGTCCAAGAAGATTCAGACGGTCTTTATGGAAGAACTCAATATTCGCTTGCCCCAACACCAACAAGGATATTATATTGGACTCGTGAAAACAGGTGGCTATGAGAAGGATTTTCCTTACATTAGCTACTTGTGACGGTTTGCTCATCATACGGGGGTGAGTAAAGTGGTTCGTTGGTCAGACAGGAGAATCAAGATGCAAGTCTCCCTCGCCCCAAAAACCATCGCAAAAAGAACCAACAAACAACAAAACATGGAACAACAGTCTGAAACAAACACACTTAACAACCTAATAACAAACGAAACAACAACAACTATACAGAAGGACATTTTGTTCTTCGAAGATTCGGGCAATACTGCTCAACAAACGCTATCCCAACCGAAAGATGAACATGTGATCAACGCCGAACGACTTAATGATATCCAGGACCAGATGTCGCGACCATTCAGAGCTGGTCGGGTGAAATATACCGTAAATTCTAGTGTGGGAGCCACTCTGGCCGTCTTTAGGGTGATCACTTATCTCAGAAGTACTATGCCGAATTATATAGTATCCAAGTACTATTCATTTAAGGCTGATATTGTCATCCAACTCCGAGCTAATGCTCAACCATTCCACACGGGAGGAGTTCAGCTTTCATATATTCCACCATGTATTTGGACTGATGATGTGTCCTTCATCCCATCTACGCGCTGTATCGAG